GTTTAGGGAATTAGCCGCTTCTTGGGCGGAGGATGAGCACTATTTACGTTTGGGTTGGAGAACTCATCTCATGTCTACATGGGGACCTATTGAAAGTGTACTTGGATGAGCGAAGAACTAGAACAATGGTTGCTGGCGAACGGTTATAACCAGAATGACATCTCAACTTTCCCAAATACAGAGATTGCGCTTTATCAAAGCTTACTTGATAGCGGCGATTTGACGTTGGAGAGTATTCAAAGGGACCCTAGTACCCCCCAAACGGGTGAACCGCCAAAGGATGCCACCGTTCCGGAACCCTCAACTTTCGAGGCACAAGCTGGAACGGGGGCTACGTTTATCCCAAGTTTACTTGCGCCTCAGCTTAAGAGCCTTGGGTTAGTCGCAGACGATGGGCAAAAATGGAATCCAGGTAAAGCCGCAGAATTCTATGGTTTCCTCAATGAGCATTCCAAAGAGGCTGGTGGGGAAGGCTTCAAAGATGATGAGACTGGTATAGCGGAAGCATTGCAGTACCTTGGCGAGCTGGGTGTAGCAGGCCGAGACGAATTCATGACCTCGAACTACGTCGTCGCAGAAGACACGCTTGCGATCACTATGCCTAACGGCAAACAAAAAGTCCTTAGAGCAGCAGAGATGCAAGCCATTAACACATTCACCGGTCAATCAAAAGGCGATATTGGTAAAGCCGTTTGGGCCGGAGCACGTACTGGCACTGACTTTCGGTTAACTTTGATGGCTCAAGGCGAACGTGAGAGGGCTGGTCTTGGTGGGACCATGAGCCAAACTTCTGCCATGGTGGCTGAGGGATTGAAGAAGTTCAATAGCAATAAAGAACTTGCTTATCTGTTTGCGAGTGAAATGCCTTTGGATATGAACCCTGCTGGTGATGCTGCTACTGGTACATCGACAAGTCTTACGATCGCAGAAAAAATATTTAAGGGAGAATCAGTTACCGAAAAGGAGATGAACTGGAAAGACGAAAGATTCCAATCTTACAAAAAGTTAGCCGAATCCGGTAATTCGTTCAGTTCAAATGAGGAAAGTCTGAACTATTTGATAAATCTTGGGTATGAGAGTCGTACCCCTGAGGTCGCAATTTCAGAGGGCACAGCTCGAGAAACGTTTAGGAACCTTTACCAGAGCTTGTTTTTGACGGTTCCTGATGATGAAACGCTGGATGCTTTCCAGCAGCAGTTCGAAGGGGACATATCTTCGTGGAGTAAACGTCAAGCTGCCCGTAACGTGCCGTGGTCCGAGAAGGGTCAAATGACGGGCGATATGTATGGAGCGCCAACAGCGGATGATTCTGCGATGGGCTTTATTCAGGACACTGACATTTATTCTGATTTGTATAACGACGAGTTCCGGCGTTCAGGTCTGACCGAAGAGCAGTATGCTGCTCGGTTCGGTAACTATGCGCTCGGTAGTTTCCAGTCTCCTTCGCTTGTCACTGACGCAGCTCAAGCTGGTATGCGAACTGGGAACCTTAGCACTGTGGATAGCTTTGCTTCAACGAAGCGTGGGATGGCAGATCCGAATGTGAAAGCAGGTTTCATGAGGGCTATAGAGCTAATGAGGGGTCAATAATGGTTAATGAATTCGCTGTTTCCAATACTTTGTATATCGTTGACGGTCAATATTTTCGTACCTCACAGTTGGGTAACGGTGCGACTCTAAAGCAACAGTTACCGGGTCAGCCTCCAGGTGAAATTCCTTTAGTTGTAGACTCAGAGACTTGGGAACAGATGTCTCAGAGCATGATAGAATTCGGTAAGGCTGAGTCACAGCAAAACGACATTGGCCTTTACAGCGATGTTTTTGAGAATTTGATAGCAACTTCAGGCGATCAAATGCTGCGAGATCCAAGCATTATTGAACTGATGGGTCGTGTTCCTTCCGAGTTTATGAATGGAGGGGAATTCGACGATACTGCATTTAACAATGCTTATCGGCAGACCAACTACTTCAATAGTACGACTGAGAGGCAAAGGCTTTGGGCTAGTTCGAGTGACGCTGAGAAAGCAGTTGCAGTCCAAAATAGTTTAGGTGAGGTTGCTAACTTGTGGAGATTGTACACAGGTGAAAACGTGACGTTGCCTGGAACGATTGCTGAGCTGCAAGCCGATCCTCAGTTTAAGGGCTGGTATAGCCAGGCGTTTAGCTTGGCGCAGGGCACTACCTCTCAGAATCGTTTACTGAATCAGTGGCTGCAGCCGATAGCTGAAGGGATTGAGGGCTCTCCGTGGAGCCGTCGTCTCATGGATGAGGAAAAAGCAGGTAAGCAACAGTCAATAGACATTGACGACAAACGTGCTGATGTGCGAGATATGAGTCAACGGTATGGCCTCGAGCTGTCTGATGAGAAGCTGGAGCAGTACAGCACCCAGATTGTGAATAACGATTTGAGTGATGATGACCTCGAGACTTTGCTTGATAAGCAGTCGAGTGCTTTGTATGCGTATAAGCCTGCGGGTATGGATTGGCTTACTTACGCTGATCCGTATCGTCGGGCACATTCTGCCCTTATGGAGACAGCTCTCCCCGATCATACGGATGAGGGTTTGCAGGATGCTTTACAGGCTGGGAGTTCTTTGAGTGATTACAAACTTTCGCTTCGGAAACGTCCTGAGTGGTTATCGACTGAGAATGGTCAGAGCACCCTTATTACTGAACTAAGCGCTGCCGGGCGAAGGATGGGATTCGGATAATGGTTTTTTATAATCCAGTAGATGATGAAGCGAACAGGACTGGGCTTTCAAAGAGCCAGTTACTGGCTCGAGAGAACGAGCTGGCTCTTGCTCGGCAGAATGAGGAAGCGGCTCAGCGACAAAGAGATGCTATTAAGGCGCAGCAGGCTGCACTTAACGTCACGTTAATTGCAAATGGTCTGACCAAGCTTGTGGTCGATGGTTATAGGGGTCGTCTTACTATTCAAGCCGAAAAAGACGTAGCTGCAATCCAATCACAGCAACCCGCCGGATCCGAGGACCTGTATAAAGACCCGTATGAGAAACAAAGCGCCCCTGCCGATGCTGATGCAGTTGACGCTGATGGGAACAGCAAATACACCGTCGGTGAAGATGCTCAAGGTAACCCGACTTACACATTGAACGGTGCCTACACCACAACCAAACCAGGGAGCATAAAGAAACCGAAGGATCCTGTCAGCCCTGAGGTTCTTAAACAGACCATGATTGGAATGTTCCCTTGGGCAAAAGATTGGTTCGGAGACATTTTGGGTTGGGTCACTGAAGGTTTCGAGGGTGACGGTATTCTCGCTAAGATTCGCTCTGACGAAAAATATGCGGCAATGTTCCCTGGCATGAGTCGTCGTGACGGCACGATGAGGTTCGCTAACGAAGCAACCTATTTACAGACTGTCGATAATTATCGGCAGACACTTAACGATTTCGGTTTCTATGATCCGAGCACAGAATCTGCTCAAGATTATGCGGCGTTAATGGAAACAGGAGTTGACGTAAACGAGTTAGGTGACCGGCTCGCTACATATCGAGAGTTAGAGAACGGTTCAGAGGAGCTGCGGGACGCTTTCTATGTTCATGCAGGGTTGACGGTTACTGTTGACGATTTGTTCGATGCGGTCATTGATCCTGATAAACGTAACCAGCTCGAGAATGCGTACAACGAAGCAACGACTAGCGGCACGACCGATTATGAGACTTTCATCCAGCGAGCTACGACAGTTGGTGTTGAACGGCTCACCAAGAAACTTGGAGGGTTACAGTCCTCAGGGCAAATCACACAGAAACAAGTGTCAGATGTTCTGCGTATGGACCCGATGTTTGCTCAGAATCTGATGGGCGCAATCTTCCAAAACCCGAACGGTGAACAGTTCCTAGGTTTGGAAGCAATGGAATCCGCTTTCGAGTATGCGGTGCTGGGTAGTGCAGCTAGCGAAGCAGGGTTCACTATGCCGGAGAAAGAAACGCTAGATAAGTTTATTGCTCAAGGCATCGACGGTGAGAAGTTACGTTCTGCTTACAACACTCTCGGGCAGAGACAGAGCGCTTTGCAGGGCATGATGTCACGGGCTACTTCTACTAACGTCAGCGCTAACGCTGTGCAGGAAGCTTTCGAGGGTTCGTTGCTGGGCGAGTCGTCTGATTTGAGGTATGCACAGTCCGCTGAGAGCGCTTTGGGTCAAGCCGGAGGCGGTTTCTCTGCTCAACGAGTGGGTAAGCGGATAGCTCAGCCAGGTCGAAGTACCTACTAGTACACACTTCTAGGGAAGGGGGTTAGAACCATTCCCCACTTCAACCCCGGTGGTTGTGGGCGTAGGCTATCCCGGGCGTAGGAGACATATGGATTTCGATGGCGATGGCGATATTGACATTGAAGGAAATGCGTCGCAACTCCGACAAAAGTTGGAGTCGACTCTGAAAGAGAACAAGCAACTAACTAGCCAGCTATCCACTCTAAAGGCCAACGAGCTGATTACGGAGCACGGATATGGACTAGTTAAGCCTGAAGATCTTGTTGGGGTCAACCTTTCCGATATGGCTGATAAGGCTGAAGCTCTCCAAGGAGAGCGTCGAGCTTTGCAAGCTGAATTGGCGAAGGACGTGTTTGCTAAACGTGGATTTGAAGGCTCTGAGTTAGATGCCGCTGTAAGCGACTTCTTATCTCCAGAATCGTCTCAAGATACGGCTGCTCATTCAAGGGCTCGTGAGGTTGCAGCAGTGGGTGGCGTAGCCGCCCCAGCTCGTAACACCGACAATTTGATGGGCTTGGACGCTATTGAGGCTGCTCTTCGAGGATCCGGCTAGCGGCATTTAGAAATCATTGTTATTCCTACAAGGAGAGTTAAGTTATGGCTAGTGGATCACTATCCCTACTTGAGTCTGCCAAATATGGGTCAACGACTTTAGGTCGAGGCGTAGTTACTACCCTCATCCAGGAATCTCCAATCATGGAGATGCTTCCGTTTACTTCTATTACTGGCAACGCACTCAAGGTTTCAGTTGAAGACACCCTGCCGGACCCCCAATTCCGTGACGTGAACGAGACGTACACCAGATCAATGGGTACAGACACTGAGCGTTACTTCGGGGTGGCCGTGCTGGGCGGAGAAATTTTCATAGACAACTACATTGTTCGTGTACAGGCTGATCAGATATCAGCTAAGGCACGCCAGTACTCAAAGTTTGCGAAAGCGATGTCTCGTACATTCGATGCAACTTTCTTTGATGGCACTGGCACCTCAAAAGACTTTAAGGGCATCAACGCTCTTGTCGATGAGGGCCTCGGTCAGAAAGTGTCGGCAGGCACCAATGGTGCTGCGCTTACTCTTTCGATGCTGGATGAAGCGTGGGATTCCCTTCGTGGACAGTCAGCTCCTGACGCATTGTTGATGAACCGTACGCTACGTCGCAAGATCAACAGTCTTGCTCAAGGTACTTACTACAGTTTGCTTGACGTGGGCACTGATGTGTTCGGTCGCCAAGTGAACATGTACAACGGCACCCCTATTCGTATTATCGGTGATGACAAGAGTGGCAATGCCATCCTTGACTTCGATGAGACCCAGGGTAGCTCAAGTGTGACTTCGTCAATCTATGCGATGGCGTTCGGTACAGATGAGAATGTGTACGGAATCCTCGGCCTGGGTGGATCCTTCGATGTTAAAGATTTCGGGGAGACAGAATCTGCTCCGGGTCATCTTGGACGTGTCGAAGTATATCCCGGCATTGTGATTGCGAACAGCTTTTCCGTTGCCCGTCTACACGGCATCACTAACGCTTAAGGAGGCTGAACTATGGCACAAGCAACACGCACAGTCGGACCTGGTACAACTATCAGGGACGCAAAAACAGCAAGTAACGTTATCTTGGCTCAGGGGGATGTGTCAGCCGACAGCGCTGGTACTACCGCTATCCAAGTTGACCGTCCTTGCATGGTCAG